ATTAAGTTTGTAAAAATTTTTTCCCCCGTTATCATTGCATTCTGAAATATAACGATGAGTCTTTTTAAAGTTTCCATTGCGGTGGCATGTGTGTCGGCTTCGATATTGCATGTCCCCTGGTCGGTGTCATTGGGCTATTTGGTTAACGGTATGCTTTATGCATCTGGTTGGCTAAATGTTTTTTGGTACCTGATCGGGGCGCCAAATGTGGTTGCTGTTGTTGCTGCTGGTTTTTACCAGATGGCACAGGTTGGTACTGCCGCTTGGGCTGCCATAATGGCGTGTTCGGCTGTCACAGGGTTGACTTTTGTTTGTGCTTGTCTCAACAATTCAATCAGGCGACTAACCCATCACGTTATTAATGCTTTGGCCGTTGTTCCCTTTTTTGGGGCAGCGGTCAGGCATGTAGTTCAACGGGTTAATGGACTGATTTACAACATAAGAAGGGCATTGGGCAGGATGGTTGCGGTTCTGGTTGGGTTCCTTGCCGCTTTCCTCACCTGCTTATTTGGATGTTGTGTAATGTTTGCTGCCCCTGCTTTGACGGTTTCTACTGCAATTGCGCTGGTGCTTTCTCCGGTGTTTGCGTTCTCTGTTATCTCCGGCCCATTGTATTTGGTGTTGTGGAGGTTCACTGCCGCTCAACGGAAAAACTATTTGCGTAATTGTTTGTTGCATTTCGCAGGGGATGCTATGTACCACAGTCATTACGACGATTCTGGCATTAGAGAGGTTCTTGCTCGTCGGGGAATTGAGCGTCCTCTGCTGTTTGACATTTTTTCGAAGGTCTTCTTTCGACGTGACAAGGATGTCCTTTTGGCTTCCATAATCATATCGAGGATCCCCCCGTTTAAGACGTTGCCAGTGAAAGCCATTCGTCGGTCGCTTAGGTTGATGGAAGCGAATGTTCGCCCTTCATATTTCGTGTCAGTTTTGTCACGGGTTGATGTTGCGCCGGCAGTCTCTTCTGTGGATGAGCGTGCAGTCCTTGCCATGTATTTCCCTCCGTGGCTTGTTGATTTGTTGTATAACGAGGTCCAATTGGATGCGGTTACTCAGGATGTTATCACTGCTGTGCCCCTTGATGCTTGGGAGTTTCTGTTCAATTCATGTCTGCTATCTGGCGGTGAGTTGACTGATGAAGGTCACGAAAATCATGTGGGGGCATTGGAAACTTCTGTGGGTCTAGGGGGTGAGCGAGTTGTGAAACGTCCCAAACCCCCGTACCCTGAATACCCGGAGGAGCGTACAGAGAGGTTGGCTGAGTGGACGAGGTCTTATCATGTTGATGAGAATGGGCTATTGTGTGACACCGCTTTGGTTGATGAGGCCAGGCGTGACAAGCATCGTATGGCTCGTGAGCAACAACATAAGGCGGCTCATAGCAACTCTGTGTACAACACTCAATTACCTGGATATCGTAAAACTAAGACTGTGGCGTTTGTTAATGCTTCTGGTGGAGAACACATTGGCACTAAGTATGCTAAGCATAAACAATCGAACAGAGGAAGTAAAGGAGAGAATCAGACCAAGAACCCCAGCGATAATACAGATGATTATGAGCGTGAGGATCGAGAGGTTAACCTTTATGGTGCAAATACGGACGACCTTTCGCACAGTCAGTTGAACAGAATGGCGGCTGATGATGATGGTGGAGTGAGTGGTTGTGATGATGACGATGAGGATCCATGGGAGCACCCTGGGAATAAGTCCAAGGGTGGTCGCAAACCCGCATTGCCATGTTACGCCCCCCCTCCGCCGTCTTCTGGTGTTAAGTCACGGAGTGTTATGATTGGTAGGAACATTGTGCTTGAGGATGATTGTCTTTGTGACGAGTCTGCAACCAATATGCTTTACCAAAAATATCACACCACTAACAAGTCACAAGCTAATGCGACTATGCTCCGCGCCGTTAGGTTCGATAGTGGTTCAGATCATAAAAATGCTACTTGTTTCATGACCAACGACTTTCATTTGATTTTTCCTGGTGACCTATTTTTTAGGAAGGGCGAGACGTACCCGCGGAACCTCTCTGAGATTCCACGTGTGTTACAACCCGCCGGTACTATATATATAGGTGACTGGAGTACGATCATTAAGGTTGAAGATCTTGAGTTCATGCCAGCACTGGAGGTCATTTGTGGTAAGTTGGGCTTTATTTGCCGATTGAACGTTGCTAATAGGTCGAATTGCAAGTTGGTCAAGTCCATGTTTGCGCCGGTCAATTTGGGAACGGTCAGTGGTAATAGAGTCAATGGTAGGCACGCTAAGTTGGACCTTTCGAAGCAGGTGTTTTCCCATAGCATCATTGCTTCATCGGAGTTCCATTTGCAACAATACCATAGTTACATCATGGCTGACTATTCGACACAGTCTGGTGATTGCGGGTCTGTTTTGTTCAGTTCCCCGTCCACCGGTTCTGGTGTTCCCTTGGTTTACGCTGTGCATTTGTTTGGTGTTGCGGGTAGGACTATCAATTTGGCGCTTACATTTCCGAAGGTCATGACCTACGCTTGGTGTTCGTGGTTTGATTTGTGTCTTGAGGGTGAGTCTTTGCATCGGGATAACATCAAGAAGAGCGAGAGTGTGTGGAGGCGTTACTTCATTGGTGGGTTCTTCGACACCGCTGCAGCTTCGGTAGTGGCCAAGTATAAATCACTGGTTGGTGCTTTGCCCAGCCTGACTAAAACTGACTGCTCCAAGATTTTAGCGGAGAACGTTGAGCATGATGAGGTATACTTTGAACCATCACGTGATGTGGTGTTCTCCTCTGCACTTAAGAACATTGTTGGGAAGAGACCGATTCCCGGCTTTGCTCCCCCGATGGTTTCGCTCCCCCGGTTGGCTACGGGTGCGTCTTTTACCTTGGTTTCTGAGAATCGTGATGCTGCCATTGAGTTTGCCATGCAGAAGTGTATGACAGACGGGGCTTGTGGTTCTCAGGATTTCTTTGGCATCGGATACACCAAACAGATGCGTAAGCGTGACGCACTCAAGGATCCGGTCATTCGTGCGAAGGTCGCCAAATCTGCTCGTGCTGTTGTCGACTCAATCATGGACGGCAAGAAATTTGAGTGCCCTGTTAATGTGTATGGAAAGAGGGAATGGATTAAGAATTCCAAATTGAAGAAACATGTTGCTGAGGGTTTTGTATCGTCTCGCCTGATTTGTTCGTTGGAGCTACCTGTGCATGTCGCAGTTGTGGCTATTATGATGAACGATAAAGGGGAGTCTCTCGATGATAAGCTCAGGAGACACCATGGTTTCTTTGATGCCAGCAATGGCAGGAAGCCTGAAGGTCATTTCGTTATTGGTCAGAACTTAGAGGACCCTAAGTTCAGGGAGAAGTTGTTTCAAACCTTTGGCGGCGCGGCTGGTGGCGTGGAAGCTGACATCTCTGGTTGGGATTTGTCGATCACACATTACCACATTTCCATGTTGTTCAAAGAGTTGACGACTTTGTACTCCCTGTCAGAGCATCAGGGTCTTGCTTTGATGCACACCATGTGTGGTCAGAACTATGTGTTGAATGCCAAGGTGATTCCGGTTGATGGATTGTGGTGGCCTTCTGGGCTCCCGATCACGTTATCTGGTAATGGCTTAATGCATGCTATGATCTTGCTTGGTGGTGGCATTAAGACGTTTGTGGTGCAGGGTGATGATTCGCTCATCCGAGGTGACGCCGACTCAGTCAACCAGTTGTATAAGTCTCACAATTTGTCATGCAAACTTGTTGAGTCTACTATCAAGGGGATGACTTTTGTCGGTATTCAGTTTGGTCCTAATGGGGAGTTGATTGAGAACACCAAGGTCTTGGCTCGGGCTAGATCGTGGGGGCCTCAAACCCTTCTTTATGACTTTGATGAGGTTGTCGTTGATTCACACCTGACCGGAGACCCTCCCGGAGTTTTGCCCAAGAAGTGATCTACTCTTTTTCTAAAAACCATATACAAAAATAAACACACTTACTTTTCTTTTTAGTCTTTTCGTCTGGCCCGATATTTTATCGGGACGGCAGGCAGCGGTGCATGGGTTGTCGCATGGCTTTGTAGTGGGGCCACCGGCGATCCTTGTGCTGGGGTTCGACGTACCTCCCTTAGCGAGTCACAGTGAGCCCCCCATGGTGACCCCATGGGGGTGTCGTAAAG